TTACGGGAACGGCTTGAAAATCCCGTGACGCATCCAATCTCTCAAAACTTCGAAAAGGAACAGATTAAGCGCGGTCTGGCTGCGTCGAAAAAGCCGGGCAAGCCTTCCAAGTCTGGCTGTAGGGTTTTGGCTATTGGCGATTTGCATGTTTCACGTCAAACCGGAACAGATAGATTGGAATGGCTGGGTAAAATGGCCAATGATTTGCGCCCCGATTATATCGTTCAGATAGGGGATTGGGGTACGTTTGATAGTGTATCCGGCCATGAGGCACCGGGCACAATAGGCTATGCCAAGCGCCCAAGTTTTTTGAATGACGACATGCCAGCGGTTTGTGAATCGCTGGACAGGTTCGAGGCAGAGCTTAATTATAACCCGATTAAGCATGTATGCATGGGCAACCATGAATTCAGGTTATTGAGATACGAGAATCAAAACCCCGAAAGCCACGGTATGTTTTACAACCGTATGGAGGTTGCGCTCAAGGATAGGGGCTGGGCACACTCGCCTTATGGGGCGTATCATTTTATTGAGAAGGTGTGTTTTACGCATATTCCATTTAATACTGTTAGTAAGCCAATATCAGATGCCCAAATTAAACAAACGCAGGACTGTGATTTGGTATTTGGGCACACCCATAAAAAAGCAGAGCATCGTTATGTTAAAGCAAATAGCGTTGTGACTGTGGTAAATTTGGGCTGCGCCCTGCCTGATGGTTATATTGAAGAATACGCCAAGCATTCATTAACAGGTTGGTGGTATGGGGCGGCGATGATCAATATTTATGGCGGTAACATTGAGTCGGTACAATGGAATTCTATGCGGGAGATAAAGGAAAAATATGGTAAATGAGGCTGTAAAATTTGACCAAGATAAGGCAAGATATGATTTAATACCCGCAGAGGCGTTGGATGGACTTGCCACTGTTTTAACATATGGGGCAGCAAAATATGCTCCCCGCAACTGGGAAAAGGGGATGCCATGGGGAAGAGTTTTCGGCGCATTGATGCGTCATATGTGGGCATGGTGGCGAGGGGAAGACAATGACCCAGAAACTGGCTTCTCGCATTTATGGCATGCTCACTGCTGCATTGTCTTTCTTTCAACCTACGTTGCCCGTAAGGCAGGAACAGACGATAGGTTCACCGCGCAACAAGGAGCCAAGTCAGATGAATGAAGAATTTTCTGGCATTGAAGAGCAGTTAATTTTACACGAAGGCCTGCGGCTAAAGCCATACCGCTGCACTGCTGGCAAATTGACCATTGGCGTTGGGCGCAACCTTGATGACGTTGGCATTACTCAAGACGAGGCAATGTATCTACTACGGTCAGATGTTGCCCGTTGTGCGCGCGATCTGCGAAACCGCCTACCGTGGTTCGATAGCCTTGATGCCATACGGCAGCGGGTTCTCTTGGACATGGCGTTTAACCTTGGTATTAAGGGGTTGCTGTCATTTAAAAATACCCTTGAGTTTGTCCGTAAGGGTGAATGGAAAAGTGCCTCGGAGAATATGTTGAAGAGCAAATGGGCAAAGCAAGTAGGCAGGCGAGCCGTCCGGCTTTCAACCATGATGATGACTGGCAAGGATTACATTTAACTACGGCGGGATGTCTCCCGCATACAATAAGCCTCAACCCGATTAGACGGCACGGCTTGTAGTGCCTTAAAACAGTCTGCGCTGGTGTTGTAGTGTTTGCGAATTTCTAGGGTCTGGTAATTGCCAGAAACATTAAGCAAGAATGTTACAACAAGGACAAACACACATACATAATATCATAAATTTTGTGTCATGCCATCTTTTAAGTGACATATAAGTAACCCGTCCCTAGGTATTCGACCGGAATAGTCCAGTCCAGCCACGGGTTACATATATGTTACCATTAAAATGACCCCCGTGACTACTTTGGTTTCCCAAAGAAAGCCCCTTGGGCTTTTGTCATCACGGTGGAACCTTTAAATATATATTTACCCGTCATAGACATCTGTGTCAATATCTAGTGCCTTTGGTTCTGGCTTCGTGACGCCAAATAGCTCCATAAATATTTCCTTTGTTGTCCCACGAGAATCAGCAGGGCGGGCGAATATATCCTGCAAGCGCTCGTCAAACCCATTAGGCTTATGAAACATTGAGCGCTCATCCCCCAAACCAATATATACAACGTCTTTTTCAACGTGAACAGAATAGTTACCGACGGTGTATTTCATGATTTAGCTTTTCCTTGTCGCAATCTTATGGTGCTTTTCGCAATAAGCACCGTGTGTTGGTAGGTCTCCGCAAAACAATGTGCCATGCGGCCACCGGCAGGTTTTATCATTAAGGCCTAAAAATGTCACAGCGTTCGCGCCGGCTGCTGATTCTAGAAATTCAGGGTGATTGTTTGCCTTCAGGTCTGGCTTTGGCAAGACAGGCAATTTAAACCGGATGACCTTTGCCTTTTTAGGTTCCTTCTTAGCCTTAGGTTGCTTCGGCGGATGCATACCCATGCTGGCATATTTGGCCTTACAAGAGCTAAGCGAACGCCGCAGCCTAGCGGCTACGTGCATCCATAGCATTTTCTCCTTACGTAATTCCACAAGAAGCCGTTCCTCTGCCTTAGTCCATACGATGTTTTTCATTTTAACCATCCTCTGAATAAAGGTTGTTTGTTGTTGTCGTTGGCAGGTTCGTTAGTCATTTTTCCTCCTTGTTAGTACGGTTTTCATATCAGCACCTCGACCTGTTTTTGCCCTAGGTGTTCTTAAATAATAAATATAACAATGCTTCCCTGCGGTTTCTTTGTATTCCGCCTGCCCGTTTTCAATTGCATTAGACAGCTCAACCGCAAATGGTTTTAGTTTACCGTTGTGTTTTGTTCTGACAGATTTGTCATGGTAACGTTTGCCGTCCATCACTATGACTTTTGCGCCAACACCCTTGCCAAGATATTTGAAATTGCTTGCTTTGTATATCGTGCCATCGTGGCCGTATTCGGCATCTGCATAAGAAACAACCATTTTATGTTTTGTGTTTTTTGCCAACCATTTCAAAGTGCGTGCGATAAAAAAACTCTCGGTGTTCTTTGGGGTTGCGTCAATACAGCATAGTCGTCGTAATTCTATAACATCCTCCTCATGATCTGAAAACCTTTTCCACTGATTCGCCATAGCCATGCGCCCATAAATAGCACCGCCAATTATTTCATTCTCATAACACAACCTGAAGCAGTAATCAGATATTACGCCATTTATATTGCCGCTATAATGATTTGTTTCGATAAATTCACGAATCCCCGCCACACCACATGCTACTACACGCATATCAGAAAATGAAGCGCCAGAGTAGTCTGTAATGGTTTCACTTGGAAATAACATCACTTGGCTCACGCGGTAGAATTACGTTTTCACTGTTCATCTGCTATTAACCCCAATGCTTTTAAAACGTCTTTGGCCTTGGCTTTGGACGACGGTGAAGGAAATGGGGCGCGGCTAATGATTCTAGCCACTCTTTCCACCATTTCTGCTTCGGAAAGCTGGGGTGCGGCTGATAGCATGGATTTATAAATTAATTCACCAGCGGGCCATAGGTCAATTTCTTCTAATAATGTTCCGGCGCTGTACATCTGTTCAAGCATGTCCCCAGTAGGCTCATGCGGCACGATTACGTTTTTACTGGTCATTTGGGTTCCATTCCTTTCTGTTTTTTCCATGCACACGGATTTTGCCGGTTTTTGTGACATAGATTTGCAAGTCCTCTTTTGGTGTGGTCACTCGCAGCACAACCCATCCTATTTTATCGTCTGATGCGCAGCGTGTTACCTTAGCAGCCCCATAGTCAAAGCCGTACTGGGTTTCGGCGTAGTGAATTTTACTGGTCATTTGGTTTCTCCTTTATTCCAAACTTAGATAACAGGGATATTATCCAGTCATACCTTTCCGCCCTACGAGTATATTCATCTCGCGCCTTTTGGTATTCTTCGCGCAAATCTTCAGAGGCTTTTGCTAAGTAAGACTCTGCGCCATGTGCTGCCCTGCCTTGCCATATTTTTATTTCTTGAATTAGCTCCTCGCGGGGCAAGTTGTGGTAATTAGTCATTGGGTTCCTCGCATTTCGTGCAGACGTAGGGGTTAGGC